CAAAAGGTATGATTTAAGTAATGGAGCATGCATCACCAGAGAACTACACGATCAGTTTCACCAGATTTATGGCAAGGGAAACAATACGCCAGATCAATTCGAGGAGTTTATGACAATGAGAAAACTAAAAATATCTGAGGACAATGCCCCAATCGATAGCGACATGGCGCCTGAATCCACCGATCCAGGTGGCGAAGCTTTAGCTACCGATGACGACATGATGCAACCGCCCGATTTCGAAGATCAAGAATAGCCCTGTGAATTTCTGTATTGTATCTCCGAATATATAATATGGATATTAGTACGCGAAAACGGAAACAAGCATCGCAAAAATTCAGAGCATATTATTCTGAATCTGAATCAACTATCAAGCGATACCTTTCCGGCCGAAATGGAAACAGGTTCCAGGTTAAGTTTACCTGTCATCAATGCCAAGAGGATGTATTGATCAGGTGGAAACCATACCGTTACATGTTCGATCTAATGTGTACAAAATGTCTTAGAGCCCACCTCAAGAAATTAGGAATAAAACTAAAGGGTGGACGCGGACCCAAATCTAAAAAGTGGGATCGCGATGTCAAAAATAGAGCTGGCCAGCGCTGCGAACTTACAGGTCGCAAGGGTCGCCTTGTAGCTCACCATTTATGGAGCTATACTGACTATCCTGAACTCCGTCACGACACGATGTGCGGGGTGTGCATCCTGGAGAAATACCACAAACAATTCCATGCGGAATATGGGAAGAAAACTACCCCGGATCAATTCGCAGAATTTATATCCAACCTGGTAAACAACTAATCCCTAAGAGATTTTATTAACTCGACGGATGAAGGTGGAACTTCATCCATAGAAATTGCAATAACTTTTAAAAAGGAGAACACTCATGGCCTTAAGAAATGCAATTGGTTTCTTCCGTCGTATCATTTCATGTAACACAATGAATGCTACGAAATTAGTTGGCGGATTCCCCAGCTACACTGTAGTCGAAGCGAATGCCCTCGATGAAAGACTTATCGAAGGGTCCATGGCTTGGGTCAGTGATGAGACTGGTGGACCCGTTCTGGCCCGTTCCGATGGAGCAGACTGGATCGTTCCGTTAACTGGTGCCCCAATCGCGTAAGAAACACCCGACAAGGAGAGTGGGAGCTGCTTTGTATTAAAGGAGTCTCCCACAATCTTTATCCGACCCCATCAATAACTATATCACCGAGAGAAATTTAATAAAGGAGATTGGTAATTATGACTGAATATCGAATGATGATGCCCAAACAGATCAAAAAGGATGGCTCACTCGTCGTCTTGAAGAAAGGCGCGATCGTAACAGAGTCTGACTTTCCGATCGCGGCCCAGTTCAAGGACTTTATTACAAAGGGAGTTCTCAAGGAAGTCAAGGAGCAAAAACCCGAGAAGGCCTTGAAATCTGCGGAGAAAGACTCCAAGAAGGACGAAGCCAAAGCTACGGCTTTAGCCCGTAAGGCTGCTTTGATCGCTGATGAAAACAAAGCCGATGCGTCTGATGAAGGCGAAAAAGTTGAAGCTGATGCCGAAAACGCCGAAGCTGAAGTTGATGGTGCCCTGGACTCAATAGTTGAGGGTGAGATCGATGAATCCAACGAGCCTGAAGAGGATGTAACGAAGTATGAAACATCCACTCCCCCGGATAAATCGGAAGCCGGTCTGAAAACTAAATCCGATCCGGAAGCTGGAACTACTGGAATGGTCGCTTTGGATGACGAGACCATGACCCTCGCAAATGCTTCCGATGAAGAGTACAAGAACGCTGACTCTAAGACTAAACGTCAGATCACTATGGCTAAGAAAAAGCTATCCACCATCACCGGTGAGTAATGCTCTACACTGCGACTACACTCAGACAGATTTTCAATTTGACTGGCTCGGGCCCTAAGAACAAGGCCCGAAACAGCCGAATTAAAGGGATACGTCCATCCATAGAGAAGGATCTCAAGAGGTTCAGCTTTCTTGTTAAGTCAAAGGAATCATACTCTTGGCCTTCAGGACATATCACTTCCATTACATATCCAGGTCTAACTCTCAAGAAATTTCGAAACGATCGTCGTGTAACCCCTATGAGTACCTCCGTATGGCTTCACTGCACATGTCCCGCATTTTTATATTGGGGGAGCAAATACTGGAGTACTCAATATAGTTACAACTTCCCGGATAAATCCGAGACCAGGCCACCCAATGTTCGGGATCCCCTGGGAGCGAATTGGACATGTAAGCATGGTATCCGGGCAATGAACTATGTATCCAAAAAGGGATTCGAAAAACTTTACAGCAGATTTACAAAGAAGTCGTCCTTAATAATGGCTTCTAAAGAGGAAATCTGGAAAGCTGCAGCCGAATTTTTATCCAGAACCAGCGAAGCGGATGAATCTCATCTTGCCCAAATCTACCCACAGGAATATTCCAGCTTTATTACATCCCTTGAGGATAATGGAGTATTCGGACCCGTCGGTGAGAAAGAAATCTGTGACCACCCAAGCATAGAGAATTTAGTTAACGAGGATCTATTTGGGTAATCCAGACGGTCTCTTTAAATCTTACAAACATATTATAAACTTGGATTTAAAGGGATAATTGTTACCTAACGTTCGCGGGAGATTTGAATCATGGCTATGACATATGTTGAGATCGTTGATGATGCTCTTGAAAAGATAGAGCTTCGATACAGACTATCTAAGATGGACAACCTCCTGGAGAACCCACCAACTCCGGAAGAGGCAGAAGAGTTTATTTTTGACGCCCTCCAAGACATCAATTCATTTCCACCTCAAACATTTTTTACCGTAGAACAGGCGTACGATTCAGATGCCACGGGGTATGATCCTCGATGGAAAACACTGCTTTTCTTGGGCATCTGTAAATACGCAATTCTGCAGCAAGTAATCCATTGGACTGGTGAGGGTCTTGAAGGTCGAATCGATGAGCTTGTTGCTGAAAACAAGAGGCCTGATTATGAATCCCTTCTGAGTATAATCACTGATGAATTTGACACGAAATGTGAACGCTTGAAGCAAACATCTCAGAAATTCATCAGACATGTAAATGGTGCGGACATCCCAAGCACAGTCTTATCGGGTGGACGCACTTCCACAATCATCACCACCTGGATGTCCAGGGTAGCGAGAACTACTTAATGACGCTATATGAATTCTCCGAAGATAGGATTCTATACCGTGACTTATCCCACTTTGAATCAGCCATTCAAAAGAAAGTCGCGGATAAGATAATCACATACTTCCTCCGGAAGTTCGGGACAGATATAACTGTTGTTCGCTCCAAGGAACACACCGAAATGTCGGACGAGAATCCAGAACCTACGACCTTGGCAGATGCAGCGTTCGATGTGTATGGTGAATACAGCGGTTTATCTCCAAAGACTGCGAACGCTGGAGATACAGATGGTACTGGAGAAACTGTCACATTCCCTGCTCGTATCATCATCGGTACTCTACCAATGAGCCCTATGGATGCCGCCATCTCAGGGCACTTGGAACAACAGATAATTTACACTCGATATGATGTCCTACCGAACGATCGATTTTTCATCAATATGGAAGAAGGGTCAAAGAAGGAATTTCTCGTCGGTCAACATTTAGTGTCTGGCCAACATGTCGAAATAATCAAAAGATTTGAAGTCAATAATTTAGGAGGGGACTAAGATAAATGGCATACACAGTTATAACCCCAATTGCTTTAATTCTTAAGGCTCTCGATGATGAGATCAAGGTTAGATATCCGGATATTACAACCAAATATGATCCATCGATGTCATATGAGGAGACTGTAAAGGGTGTAAGATATGTGAGATCTTCGATGGCCCTCGATGAAGAGCAAACATTCCCCCTAATGGGATTTTCGAGAACATCTGTAATCGGGCAGGAGGATCTCCCACGCAGACAGATCCCGATGAGGCCGAGAGTAGCAGACTCAGAAGCTGATCAATATAAATCCCGACTCTGTCAATTTGACTTTTTGTTTAAGTTTTTCGAGAGGGATGTCGTCATGGCTGATACTTTTGAAGTTATGTATGGAGCCCATGCAGCGATTAATGATATCAAGACATTAACTGTAACTTTACCAGACGTTGGGGATTTTGAATATCAGTGTATCTGGAAAGACCTCGACGAAATCGAATTCAATAAGGAAGATAATTTTTACATCTCGAGCGCTGGCTCCTGCACGATTCACGGCAAATTTATCGTGATGCGAGATACACCATATCCATTGATCGAAACGATCAATATGGTAATCAAAAACTGGGCTGGCACGGTAGACTATGCAACTACGGTCATCACACCATAATCTACCTTTGTGATAACAATATAATCTTTACCTTACGTGTAAAAGAGGTAATACAGACATTTTATAAATCTAATACATCAAGATAACTAAAGGAGTGCCTCATGGCTAAAGATAAGAAAATGATTGGATCCCTGGTTTCACGGTTAGACCACCCTGTATACCTTTCCTATTTTGGGGAAGGCCTTGTGGTACCACCAAGGGGCGTCATGAAAAAGATAAAAAAGGTAGGCTTAGGTGCTATCCCACGGGGAGTCATTTTTGTCCCAAATAAATAATTTCACTTCAATGGAGGAAACATCATGGCAGTAGTAGGTGGACATCCACAAGTTACAATTCGGGAGATTGATTTATCCGTTCGAGTTCCCGGTTTTCCAGGAGTATACGGAGCCATCGTCATTCCTGCCAAGCGAGGCCCAATTGACGAACCTCAGCTGGTAACGAGTGAAGCGCAGTTGCTTCGATATTTTACGCCGAACGAAAAAGTCGAGATCGGATATGATCTTGCATACTTTTCTGCAATCGCATTCTTGCAGAAAGCCAACAAGCTTTGGGTGAAGAGAGCCATCGGGGATAACTATCTCCATAGTGGCGCTGTCCTCAAGGAAATGACAGCAGGTGGGGATGACAACGAGACCCTGGTAACGGGTGAAGAGGATCCTTCTGCTTACTCATTTGACGCCGATGAAGGTGTTCTGATTCACGCTGCCGACCCTGGAGAATGGGGCGACGATTTCGGTTTCCGTTTATGGTTACAGCGCGACCGCGAGGACATTGTTCTCGGTGATGTTGCTGGAAATCTTGATTACGGCCCACCAATCGCAGCTACCGGAACAATCACAGCTGGTGGTGCAACTGTTGCAATCACCGCAGAAGCTGGTTATGAAGGTAATGTGACCATCACTTTCGCCGACGATGTATCTGAAGCTGGAACCCTGGCCATCACATCCATCGAGATCATCCTTGACGATACTGGATTTGCCGGTGGTGAGTACATCCTGATCAGCTCCCCATACGAAGATTTCTACGTCTGGACCCAAAACGACGGTGCCGGCGCTGATCCTACACCTGCTGGCGCAACCAGCTTGGGATCCTTCGATATCGTGGGAGTACAGACTGTCGCCCAGATCGCCGACGGTATTGCAGCCCTGATCGATGCCAACGCTGCTTTCGATTGCCCGGCGACTGCAACCGGAACAATCCTGGCCACAGCCGCAAGAACTGGAGTTGCTTTATCCGCACCAGACGGAGCGACCGGTATGCCAACCCAGGCCACAGTATTTGAGGCAACCCCAGGTGTCGATTCTGGTGTAACCGCAACTTACGACGCGGAAGCATTGACAATCGAAGTAACCCTGGAAGACCTCCAGACCAATGCCGAAGATGTCCAGACCGCGATGGAAGCAATCGCAGTTATCGATACCTTCGATCTCGACACACTGCTTGACAGTGATGCATGGGATGCTGCATGGGGTGGAGCTACTCTGTCCGGTGGAACAAGCGGAGCGAACACAATCACAGTGGCACAGCACTTTGCCCCTGGCGAGCCAATCCGATTCTCAAAATCCGCAGCGGGAACCGACACTCTCCCTGATGGAATCGTTGAGAATACAACATATTACACCATCGAAGTCGACGCCACAACAATCAAACTGGCACCGACCCAGGCCGACGCAATTGCTGAGACCTCTGAAATCGACATCATAGATGCCGGTGACGGAACGATGGTCATGATCCCTCTGGTAGACGTAAAAGAGCCAGGCGGAATTCAGATAGAAGTTTATCACTCATCCAACGAGAATGAGCCACTGGAACAATGGATCGTTTCATTAACTCCAGGCGCCAAGAACGGTCTCGGGAATAACATGTACATCGAAGATATGTTGGAAGGTTCCAACTACATCAGAGCCATCCACAATGCTCTGATCTCCGGTGGCCCAAGACCTCAGGTAACAGTTCTGTATCTCGGCGGAGGAGCCGACGGTGACGCAGTGACAGATGGAAAAATGATGCTTGCTGCCGATGCTTATAATGATCCAGCAGGTTTCCCGACAACGGTCCTAATGGACGGTGGTTGGGCTACACCAGCGTACCAGATTTATCTGGACAGCATCGCTCAGAATCGTCATGACTGTGTGGCTCTCCTGTCAGTGCCTTATGATAAGGAAGCTTCAGCCAACTACATCAATGAGATCGTCGATTACCGCAAGACAATCTTGAATCTTGCCAGTTCTTTCTCAGCGATGTACACCCCTCACGTAAAGATTTACGATAAGTTCAACGATCGTTATCTCTACGTTTCACCGGACGGATATGCGGGAGCCGCAATTTCCTTCACCGCATACAACTACGAAATGTGGTATCCAGTCGGTGGTTTCAAACGCGGTAACTTGAGCGTGCTTGATACTCGTCGCAGATTCACCAAGGGTGAGCTCGACTTCTTGTATGAAAACGATCTCAATCCGAATAGATTTTACCCCGGACGCGGAATCAACATTTGGGGACAAAAGACCCTTTATGGATTACCATCTGCTCTGGATCGCTTGAATGTCAGATTGCTCCTGGTGGTCTTGGAACCGGCCATCGCTTCAGCTCTCGAAACCTTCTTGTTTGACTTGAACGACGAGGCAACCCGTAAGCTGGCCAAGGCGATGATCGATGACTACATGGAAGGTGTTAAAGGGCGCCGCGGTGTGTACGAGTTCTATACACAGTGTGACGAGGATAACAACACGACAAATGACATTGACAACCACATCATGAATGTCCACCTCTTCATCAAACCGACTCTGTCAGTGGAGTACATCCCATTCACAGTAGTTATCATGAGAACTGGACTTTCTCTGCAGCTCGCTCAAGAAGCAGTTTAAGGAGGATAATTAAAAAATGCCAAGACCAACGATTGAAGAAATCCGTGGAGTAGGTGACTTCGCGACACTGTATCAGTGGAGCCTAAACTTTGTCACTTTCCCATCAAGAGTGGGTGAGGGTGGATCCTACCCAACATTAGAGGAAGCCAACCTCCGATGTGAATCAGCTGACCTTCCGAAGGCTACAAACCAGAAGATCACTGCTGAGATTCGAGGACATAAGGTCCACTCCTCAGGTATTGAGGAATACTCTGGCTCCATCGCCCTGACATTTATCGAGACAATCGATAACAAGATTTCCCTCTTTCTGAAAGCATGGCGCGAAGCTTGCTGGCAGGTCAGAACGGGTATCCAGGGTACGAAGCAAGAGACAGAGTGTCAGATCGCCATCGAGCGTATGAATCGTAACAACGATCCGATTTGGACATACAATCTTTTTGGATGCTTCCTGGAAGATTACGAAGTCGGAACTTTGGACGGTGCAACATCTGACTTTTTCAAACCCGCAATGACGGTATCATTTGATTACTTTGAAGAAGGCTAATATGAATGGCCTGGCTCCGAAGCATCACAGAATTAAGGGAAGTTGGAGATCTCGCAAGGTCATACTTGTGGGATATCCAATTTCCTTCATCACCTTTGCCCAATTGGTTTCCAGCTTCAACAGTTGATGAACCAATTGCAGCAGTGCAGTCGTACGATTTCGAATACCATATTTTACAGTTTTCAGTACCTAAGTCACTTCAAAAACATACCTTAAGCGTTACATTTTACGACACTATCGATCACAAATTGGTCGATTGGCTCACCGACTGGGTTGAAGAAATGTTCCCGGATAAGCAGGGAGTAGCCCCTCTTGAATCAATCGCTAAAGAATGCCGCATTGTACGTCTCAATTTAGACAAGACCGAAGGTAAGCTCACGGTCTATCGAGTCTATCCCGATGAATCCATGGTAAATAATTGGACGTCCAACTCGGAACACAAATTAATAACGGCCTCTTTCGTTGTGGTCGGGGAGGCCTAAATGTTTTGGAGACTTAGGCTATGGCAGAAAAATCAAAGAAAAAGGCGAAATTTGTAACCCACGAACAAAAGTCAAAACGAGACAATCCAGCACCAGATACTGATCCCAAGGAGTTTATACCATCCCTTTCAGTAGACGTTCTCCCATCCAAGTGGTTGTCTTATCCTCCTAACAGTTCGATATCTTATAAACCTTATGTTTTCGGGGAGATTAAGAAATTTAATCAATCCAAACTTCGAGGTAAGCCACGATTAGACTTTATTATGTCCGGCATCGAGTCATCCTTTCCGAAGGAGGAACTCACTTTAGCGGATATGCTATACATCGGTCTAATGCGAAAGATTTCTACTCTCGGAGACGCAAAGACTCAAATTACTTTTCTCTGCGAACACTGCGGGATGAGTAATTCTTTTATTTTATTAAACTCGGAAATGGCTTTCGACGACATCGAGGCTGAAAAACTTCCTGTAGTCGTCACCTTATCGGACGGAGATTATCAATTTAGCCCATTAACAGTACAGGGTTATTCGGATCTCATGGAAGATGATTTGCAGAATGATATAGTTCACACTCTTGCAAAAGAATGCATCAACCGACCGTATGAGAATGCATATAAGAGATTCTATGCAGCCAATACCGAGGATGGAACCCTTTTAGACGAAATCGATGAATTGCTCTATCATGGAGTAACTCCCATGGATAGAAAGTGTGATCACTGTGAAGGCCTCACACAGGTAGAGGTGGAGGGAGGCGAGATTTTGATCTCTCCGTTTCGTGACGATTCAGAGCCTACTCCAAACAGAATTCGCTTTGGCGTATAAGTTGCATATTAGCCCGGTCGATTTGGATCGAATGGACTACGCGGAAGTGAAATTTTTAAACACCAGACTCTCTAAGATGATGCAGGAGATCAATAGATAAATGGCGTTAAATCTTCCGTTTACAAAAAGACTACTAAAGAAGGCGAGCCCCGAGCACGAAGAACTGGAAAAACTTGTCCAGCTCGATCAGGATACCCGCGACGACATGCGGAAGGCCCAAGCCCAATTCGATGTTTATGCCACCACTGTAAATCAGAACATCAAGAACCTCCAGGAATTCTCAGCTGGGGATGAGAAAAAACAAAAGCAACTCCAGAGTCTACTCGAAACCCTTTCCCGGGAAGATTTGGTTCAGACCCTCGAGAAAGTCGAGGACGACGAAAGAGTCTCAACTGCGGCCGTTCAGGATCTCTTAAAAGCTGTCGAATCAATGAAAGGCGACATCACTGAGATGGACGGAGGCATTCGACTCTCCCTAAATGATGTCGTTAAGGAATATCAACGCCAAATCCAGAACGACAATAATTCAACAGCACAACAGATGAAGGTCCTAAACGGACTTTTATCTACTATGAGCAAAGAGCAGAAGATGCTCCAGGCTGAAATCGATGTTTACTCCTCCAAGGATAAAGCATCTATGCAAAAGGAACAGCTTGAAAAGCTCGAACGCCAAGAGGCATCTTTAGCTACTTTAAAGGAACAGCAATCCAAGCTATCCAAATTTGCTAAACTGGATGAAGTCGCATTTAGGGATCATGCCCAAGAAGTCGAGAGACTCCTTGATGAAGGTGTGGATCCTGTTCATCGATCCCGTTTATTGACAAGTCTAAATAATGTGGATTCTCAATTAGAGCAGTTGGGAATCGATTCAAAAGAGCTGGCCACTGTAACCAAGAAGCTCGACGAAGCTCAAGGGGAGGAGATAGCTGGCAAGAAAGACCGCGGCAAGCTTGGAGAGATAGGTAAATCGTTGAAGGGTGGAGCTGCATCCTTCCTTCTCGAAGGACTCGGCCTCGGAGGTCTTGATAGAGCTTTTGGAATATCTGAAAAGATAGGTGACTTCTCTCTCGGTGGCTTTCTTGACAAACGCAAAGAGAAAAGGGCTGCCAGAGGTAAGGGCGGACGCAAGCGCGGACGAAAAAGAGGTCGCGGTCGAGGAATAAAAGGTTTATTAGGCAAAGCTACCGGAATGCTTGGTATCGGCGGCGGTGGAGCCATCCGTCAAAGCGAGGAGTATTTAGGAACCAAAGCTGCCCTCGAAGATTCAGGTATGGGCGGAATGGGTATGGATGGCGGCAGAGACAGAGATAGAGGCCGTCGTAGGGATAAGAAAGGTAAAAAGGGCAAAAGAGGTAGAAAAGAGAGAAGACGTAGTAGGCGCCGCCGTGGTGGTCGAGGTATAAAAGGTAAGCTCTTAGGTGGTCTCGGAGGTTTATTAAGTCTTGGTGGTCTCGCTGGAATGGTGGGATTAGGCGGGGGAGAAGGAATGGCCGGGGATTCCCTGGATACAGCCCTTGATACTGCAGACACCCTTGGAGACGCTAAGGACATCAAGGACGTCGTTAGTAAGAAGAGCACAAAGAAAGCTGCCTCTAAAGCTACCCAAAGAGGCCTGAAGAAAGCTGGTAAGAAAGCTGCTGGTAAGGCTGGCAAGAAATTAGCCCTGAAAGGTGGAGCTAAGTTAGCCGCCAAAGGCGCCCTCCAAATAGGTAGTAAGGCTGCAGCAGTTCTCGGACCGGCTGCCGCTGTTGCTGGAGCAGGTATGGCTGGTTGGGAAATAGGATCATTCATTAACAAGATGGTCACAAAGAAAACCGGCCGCTCTGACTGGCTATTCGCTAAGCTGACTGATAGCCGCGACGCTAAGGCGAAAGCTAAACAAGCGGAACAGATCAAAGGTAAGTACGCTCCTAAATTCAAGAAAACTATGTCTACTGCAGCTTTCGAGTTGATGGGAGGGGATGACAATTTCGATATTTCCAGGTTTATGAAGCTAAGATCCTCTAAGGCGATTATTTCTGCTCAGGACCAGGATGGAAATTTGAAATGGATGACTGCTGAGGAGGCTGGCAAGAAATCAAAGGGGACTATTCAAAAAGCTCAAACGGTGATTCAGGAGGAGCAAGGAACTGTTGCCAAGAAAATAACAGCTGCACAGCAAGCTTCTCCAGTTGCATCAAAGGTGACCGAAGAAGCTGGTATCGTTGCTGCAAAGGTGGCGGATAGTAAAACAGTTGCTAAGGCTGCAACGGAAGCTGCTCCAGCGGTTCTCAAGGATGCGACTACAAGGATTCTCGAAATAGAGAGAAACGCCAAACAAATCCTGGCCGGAATCGCTGGCAATACAGCTCAATCTGCAGCGAACGCTAACCAAGCATCACAGGCGTCTGAGGGATCCTCAACGGATCGAAAACTTAACATCAACGATTCGGATCTCTTATTCATTAGATCCGTACTTTTAGGATAATCATGGGACTACATCTTGACGCAGTAAATAAGAGCGCGAAAATCATAGTCATCGGACTCCAAGGTGGAGACATCGAAGGATATCTGAATCAGGATATCAGTTTAAGTGGCGCCACCGATTGGCAAATGCCAGAGGGATCAGCATCCCAGCAGAAATTCTCTGAGACTGTCAATAATATAAAGACGGTCACGAATAGATTCGGTGGTAATGCCGCTCAGACTCAGTATAAGAATATCATTGGTACTTTGATGCAATGGCAAGGATCTCAGAATTATACCATAACCCTCCCATTTCTATTTGTAGCCATGAGAGCTGGCGAGGATGTTCGGTCCCAGGTAAAGATTCTGATGGGTTCACTTTATCCAGAGATCTCAGGTAGTATGGATTTCTTCTCAAAATTAAAGGCTCCAAATTCATATACGATAAAAGGATCCAACGCAGAGGGTGTATGTTCTATTAAAATTGGTAAGTGGTTTCAATCTCCGAAACTATTTTTGTTGACGGGATGTGACTTTACCTTTTCAAAGGAGACTATGTCAGATACTCAATATCCCCTTTGGGCCCAAGGTAGCGCTTCATTCATGTCATATAGATTGCTCGGCAGGAGCGAGGTGGAAGGATTTTTTGTATAATGTATTTCATTAACTTAGATGATGATTTTGAAGAAAGATATGACATGTCAAAGTTTATGTACTTTGACGGTACTGTTTTCGACGTTCTGATGTCCTTTGTAGTTCGAAAATTAAAAGGCTTCAAGGTAACGGGATATTATGAAGTTACGGGAGAGGAAGGACGCCCGGACCTTGTTTCGTATAAAATTTACGGAAGGACCATGTTCTGGTGGATGATAATGATCTACAACGAACTGTCTGACCCGGACCAGATAACACTCGGGCTGAGATTAAAGTACCCTTCTCAGGATGAAATCGAGGATTTATATTTTACTCTAAACAATCAAGCTAAGGCAGGATTAAATCAATAATGATAGGCGTAGAGGGACAATACCAATTTAAGTTCGATATAGGTTCCTCCCAGGATGTTATCAAAGAGGGAGAACTCGAGACTTTTACTTTGATCGAGGAGGCAGGGAATGTTTTGCCATCATTCGACTTAGTTTTCCAAACCTCCGACGATGCTGTTCTCGCTGATTTGAATGAGGGAAACAAGCTGAATGTAACCTTTGGGAGAGATATTGATGGAGCAATCCTTTCAAGTCTGTTCATCACCAAATCAAGTGTAGTCAGGGTTGGAGATCAAAAGTATAGAGTGGCTTGCGTAGGTCTTTATGATGCTCCAAAGTATGTCACCGTCAAGCAAATGGAGATCTCCGAGGAGAAATCTGCATATGAGATAATCCAAATGGTCGGTGGGCGCCACTTTAGAGTTGACATCAATAGAGGGCCTTCTGAGGATAAGCAATATTGGATCCAACCGAGCATCACGGATAAACAAATGGTCAATCATCTGTGGATGCATAGTTATTTAGGAGGGTCTTTTACATCCATCGCGATTACCAGTGAAGGTGAAATGAGAGTTCGGGACATGAAGAAACTCGCAGGATCTGGTAAGGTTTTCGAGTATAGCAATCGTGGAGATGCAAAGAACATCCTAATTTATGACGGTGACTACGAGTATGTTTCAAACTCAGGATTTTTAAATCATATTTTAGGATATGGTCGAGAAAAGATCTTACACGCATTGGAAAAAGGGAACTATTCTGAAAAGATAGTAGAAGCTGTAAGCCCAATGCTTGCATCCTCTGGATCTCACAATAAAACTTCAGTATCCGAGCCCCGTTATGATATACATCAGGTTCAGGCTGAGGATAACGTCGATCAAAATTACTGGGAAGCGTTCATCCAGAATCTTGTCAACCTGGCGACATTTAGTAGTCATGCTATTAGACTGAATGTAACTAATCAATTTCATACAGTCAAGGCACTCGACCTGGTTTATTTCAAAGATGACCCACCACAACGGCCTAAGGAAGAAGCATCAGAGTTTTTCACTGGGCTGTATGTAGTCACAAAGGTTTCCAGAAATTTATCATCTCGAACATTTAACACGACTTTGGAACTTAATCGAGAATGTCTGAATGCAATCAAAGGGTCATTGAAATAAAATGTCATTATTCCAACTTGCAGAGCATGTACAGATTACTAATAATCTGAAATTCCCTCATAAGGGTCGAGTAGTTAAGACTGACAAAGATGAGGACAAGAAACTCGGTCGCATTAAATGTGTCGTGAAAGGCATGTTCGAGGATGAGGCCGAGGATAAGAAGCGCCTCCCCTGGGTATTTCCTCAGAACCCCTACGGGCTCGGTGGATCTGCAACTACGTCGGGGTTTTCGGTTCCGGAACTCGACTCCGAGGTAACTGTAATATTCCCATTCGAAGATATATATCATCCTTATTATACTGGCTACTGGCAATCGGAACTAACTCATCAGCACTCTTTATTTGATGAAGATTATCCTCACTCTTATGGGTGGATAGATTCAGTCATCCATTGGCTCAAGGTCAATAAGCGACTCGGGGACGCAGACGAGCAATCCTACATCGAGTTCTTTCGTAATTACCTCGGGGATCTCCTACGCTTAGATGAAGAAGGTAACCTCTGGATCAACATTCCTAAATCTGTGTACATTAAAGTCGGTGAGGATATTCGAACCGAGACAATTCGCGACCAGATACACAAGATCACCGGGGATCACATTGTGAAAATAGAGAAGGGTGATTTCCTGGAAGTTACCGAGAATCAGACTAAATTGATCGGCGGGAACATGACCTCCCGCGTTACTGGAGCTCAGGAATGGCTCATAGGCACAACCCACGGAATCATAGCCGGGAGCGCGATATCCCATCAAGCGCCGCAAATTGACCATAACTCAGGTATCATTTTCGGGAAAGCTGAATCAGATGGAGCGGATCACGATGCTGAATTGACGGATGAGCTTGCAGAACTTCAAGCTAAGATGGACGAGATGCAAGCCAAGATAGACGAGCTGACCGCTATGGCGGATGAAATCAAATCTAAGGCAGACGAGAATAGACCCGATGTAGCCCTGCCCGACAATATAGAGTAGGTAACTTTATGGCGTTAGAACACTGCCCACATATATCCTTTGCATACTGGAATACTGAAGAAGAGGAAGTCGATCTAATAGTCGAACGCATAGATACAGGAGGCATTCATCATGTTGGAGTTCGACCAGATGGAACTGTAATTTGCGCTGGCTCCAGTAATTATGGTCAATGTGACACTCTTGATTGGACAGGAATCACCGACGTTAAAGCGGCGGGTTCGACTACATATGGTTTGAAGGCCGACGGTACCGTGGTAGCGGTGGGGAACAGTGGATCTGGTCAGCTAAATGTCGGCTCCTGGACGGGTATAACTCAAGTTGCACCTGGGGGAGTTCACGTTGTTGGTTTGAAACCTGATGGGACCCTTGAATTTGTAGGCTCAAACGATGATAATCAGTTAAATGGGTTAGGCGGCTGGATAAATAAAGTTTTTCTCGCCGCGGGATATTACCATACAATCGGAGTAAACGCTGATGGGACCCTTGAAACCGCAGGAACTAATTATAACGGTGTCTTAAGTGTCGGTGCCTGGACGGATATAAAAGAAGTTGATACTTTATACTATCACACTATAGGGTTAAAGAATGATGGAACCTGTGTGGGAGCCGGTTCCAATCCTGATGGTCGGACCGACGTAGGAACTTGGACGGATATCACTAAAGTTGTAGTTGGTCAGAAACATTCTGTAGGATTAAAGAGTGATGGCACTGTAGTTGCTACTGGCGATAATAGTGAGGGACAATGTGATGTTGGAACCTGGACGGATGTAGTAGCAATTTCTGCTGGTGGCTATAACACCGCTGCGATAACATCTGATGGAACCTGTTTAGCAGTTGGGGATAATACGTATGGTTTGAATAACATTACTCCGGATAGGACTTGGGTCAACGTCACTCAAATACATGCATCCAATCGTTGGACAACCGGGAGAAAATCTAATGGAACTGTAGTAATTACAAGTGTTTATACTGATGTCACTTGGACTGACATTGATATGGTAAAAGCGGGATTAAATCATATCATTGCTCTTGAGGATGATGGGACCGTAACAGGCATAGGATCTAATGCCGATGGACAGTTGGATATCGTCGGTATGATAGACATGATTGATATCGACGCCAACCAGTCGAACTCAGTAGGAGTTAAGTCGGATGGTACCGCTATTGCTGTTGGGGATAATCCGCATGGTCAGAACTGGGTTTCAGCGTGGGATGATATTAGATATATTAGATCCTCAGGGCGACACACCGTTGGTTTAAAGAATGACGGTACAGTAGTGGCGGTGGGTAGAAATGATGAAGGCCAACTCAATGTAGCAACTTGGACTGACATCATTGAAATTGCTGCCTCTTGGGAACATACTGTAGGTCTGAAATCTGATGGGACCATAGTAACCGCTGGATCAGATTCTAATGGCGCAGATGCTTGGACCGGCGTTTCTCAGATTGCTGCAGGATCTACTGTCATAGCTGCAATCAAACCGGACGGTACCGCCCTGAGTAATAATATACTTTATGATGTTTCAGGTTGGAGTGACTTAATAGCAATTGCGGCTGGAGACGATTGGATCGTAGGTCTTAGGGATGACAATACTTGTATCGCTGTTGGGGATAATAGTCATGGTCAATCAAATATCGGCCCATGGGTTTTATATATTGATATTGATCCCCTCGAATATGTACTCCACCAAGTAGAATGCATCGAAAGTTATTGCCGTTTATGGAATACAGTAGACCAAGAGTGCTCCATAAAAGTTGGAGAACAAATTCAAAAGCATATACATAACGAACATAACCATCAACTCGAGCACGCCTGTGAGGACGGTTATGCCACTGATTGTGGTTTGCCAGCCGGCTCAGGGTTGTCTGGAGTAGTGCCAAAAGCAAATGCCCTTGTAGCTGAATTTGTAGGAAATGAAGATTTAGACGATAACGGGTTGGTTTACGGGAAGGACTTTAAGATTGATCCAACTGATTCAGATATGCCTCCAATGCTCGAACCCGTTGATACTCACCCAGGCAATACTGCCACAGTCACAATGACCTGGCAGGAATATCTTGATTCTTTAATATAATTATGACTACTATACCAGCATGCCCATTCATAACATTTAAGCATATTCCCACTACAACTCCATTTACCACTCCCATGGTGGATGTCGGAGATGCCTCGTCCTTCGGGTTAGTAAATGATGGCACAGTTGTAGCCACAGGCTACAATGGTTATGGTCAAATTGATGTGGACGCTTGGTCTAACATCATTCAAATATCAAGTGGCCACTATACCACTGTTGGAGTATTACTGGACGGTACCTGCGTCTCAACAGGATGGAATTCTGTTGGACAAGCAAATGTTACTGGCTGGACGGATGTCAAAATGGTTGCAACTTGGACCGTAGCTACTATAGCTCTTCATAATGATGGAACTTTATCTGCTGTTGGTCAAAATTCATGGGGCTCTTTAAATATTGGAGGATGGACGGGCATCGATCAAATCGTTGGCGCTTCTTCTCATTCCATTGGATTGAAGGCTGATGGAACCTTAATGTGGACTGGGTATAATGATAAGGGCCAATTAGATCTCGGTTTATGGACTGATATTACTCAAGTTGCTACCTCGTCTAATCATACCATAGGGTTAAAAACAGATGGAACTGCCATAGCAACGGGTTGGAATATTATGGGCCAGCTTGATGTCGGACTCTGGACAGATCTCATTCAGGTTGAAGCTGCAGATGGATACTCTTTAGGGGTAAAGAGTGATGGAACTGTATACACGGCTGGCTCCGCGCCAGTTGGAGTGTCCTCGTGGACGGATATAGTCATGGTAGCAGGCCATGAGCATGAAGCAATTGGATATAAATCGGATGGCTCCGTTGTAGGCGCCGGACTAAACAATGAAGGTCAAATCAATGTCACTGCTTGGGATTTGATACCGGGAGGGGAACAGATCGTATATATCCCCTGCATGATAGATGATTGTCGACTCTGGGACAACCCAAAGGAAGAGTGCGTTTACGTAGTCAGGAATCAAGAAAAGAAACACGATCACAGAAATCATGAGCACCAATTTGTACACGAGTGTGGGGATCAATACGGGTATCCACATCAGAATAGACGACAAATCCATTCCATAGATGATGGAGTTGCTGGCGATGCCTTTATAGTTACTGATATGGATTTTGCTGCGAGTGTGATTGGAACTTATAATTTGTCAGAGGTTCTCACTCAGATTGCCACGTGGGAAAATGTAATTCAGGTCGCAATCGGAGAGAATGGAGCTTGCGGGGTTGACACTTCAAAGGATTTATTATGGGCACCAAAAACGGCATACACAACTAACACTTCAGATTTTGATGAATTGTTGAGGGTTATTCCTTGTGTAGATGGGCTGTTGGGATTAAAAGCGGATGGGACTTTAGTTTATTCTGGAGTTGGCGCGGTAAATGAATTATTTACCTATGATACATGGGATCAAATCCGCGAAATTGCAGCAGGAGCCTTACATATAGTTGCCCTGGACCAATGGGGGAATGTCCAAGCGGAAGGGCTTAACACTAACGGTCAATTAAATGTGTCAGAGTGGACAGATGTCAGAGATATTTACGCCCACGGAAATGTTACCCTGGCAACCACCTATAACGATATGGTTCTTGCTACAGGGCTGGATAATTCCGGCTCCGTAACGACACCTCCAACATGGACGAATATAAAAGCTCTATATGTACACACGGATTATACTGTAGGAATACATAACGATGGGACTGTCTCATTCGCTGGCGACGGTGGATTATATAATATAGATCAAGTTACCTCAGAAACGGGTGTCGATGAAATTATTGGAATAGATGACACTTTGGTTATTTGGTTTACGGATGGATCTATTAAAGTCATAGGAGACCCTCAATTCTCAGACACTCTATTTGAGAATGTCGTAGCTCCAGAACTTCCCTGGACAACCGATGAAACCTGCGGATTAGACGCAGGTGTCACAGGTTTGAATATTCCAATTGCATCTGTCCTCCTGGCCGAGTTTATGGGTAATGAGGATTTAGATGATGATGGCGAGATATACGGCAAGACTTTTAAAATAGATCCTACCGACGACAACCGACCTCTCATGCTCAAAGAAATTGAAGACCATCCAAAATTAACAGCTACGGTCACCATGACGTGGGCTGATTATCTCGCATCACTATAGGATAAAATATGGGTGAATGGATATCAATATTTGGTCCAGATAATTGGGAAGCTCATGGGGCCTCAAACTTTCCTACATGGGATGGTTCGGGGTATCTTGTTTCCAATTTTGTAGTATACGAGATGCAACTTAAAGGTTCTTTACACGTAGGTCAGAGATTCGATAAAATTAGAGTTACCTATGTCGGTACTACAAATCTCGTTTACCTCCGAATTGAAAACATTGGTGATACTCGATTTGCAAGTCTAACCAATCAACCCTCTGGGGGCGATCAAGGATTTATGAATTCCTTGTCTTCTTTAGGGGATATGCATCATATATCGTTTTGGCCCAGTGGAAGCGGGACTATAACGAATATAGAATTTTGGATCGATGATAATTCTGAAGTCATAGCCCACGTAGATCAGACTGAAATAGCACCCTGGCCCGAAAACGGAACCTTTCGTATAAAATATAGGAGTTTGTTCGCTCCGTACGAGGGATATGTGAGAATTAGAATCCCAGCCTTCATCGGAGGCGGTCTCTCATGGGATATAGCTAATATGTGGTTCGGTCAAGCTCATTCCAATACTATGACTGAATTTGATTTTAAGACAGGGGCTTTCGAACAAATTTACTGGAATAATGGGGATATCAGTGTTCAGATTGATCAGGATAGAAACGAGTATCTATACTCGGATCCAATTTGGCTCGAACTTGATCCCGATGATGCAATAATTTTCTCATACTACTCTATAAATCTTGTCGATCAGTGGAGATATCTTACGGATGGTGGAGTTTACGTAAATACCTCTTGGAGAGGAGGGGGCGACCATGCCAACGATCAATGGTGGACAGAATGGGGTCCAGGTAAATGTTTTGGGATCTCCTTAGTTCATGAGAATGGATTTTCAGGAAACCTTGATATATCCCCTTGCCCATCGGAAGTTACAGATCCATTTTATGTTGCAGATAATCATAGGACTTATCCCGGTCAATCATACACAATACGTACGGCATTTGACCCCTCTCAAATCAGACATTCAGTCGGAAATTTAAGAATTGGATTCAAAGGATATCAAAGTAGTCCTATTGAGATTCTTGAGGCATGGTGTGGTCAATGCTTGGATTCCACCGATCCAGTCTTTGTAGGAGAACCTGAACAATTATTTTTTGATGGCTCCGTCTCTGCCACTAAGTTTGGAACCGATGGAATCTTATGGTCAGACTTAATTGATTTCAATATACGGAATTATCAATGGTCCTGGGATCTTGGATTCGTAGTTTCTTTTTATACGAATTTAACTATGGATTATCCCATAATTAAGGATCCAAGGTACCGTCCTGGAATTTGGAGCTCATATGCAAAGAATCACAATAACGCAGGCCTAACAGGACCCTGGGTGTGGGGGACCGCCTATGAGGGAGCGAGACTTGGAGTGGTTTCAATTTGCTCCAATTGGTGTTACGGTGGAGAAGGCGGACTTCCTCCGGACCCGGGGTATATTCCAGATTGCTATGACGTTGAAGCTTGTGAACTTGCTGGAGGATACTGGTATTGCGGTGCCTGTCATGAGGAACCCCAAGAAATAACAGATACTGGGACAACAGTAAATATTGGAGATAAGGATGATAATCTCAACCCCCCACTTGTTTTGGGCTGCCCCTTTATTTCAGGGAACATTGATAAATTTGAGGATGAGGGTACAGGGGGAGACACTTATCAAGACGAACCATGGTCCGGCCGCGGTAAGGTAGTTTGTACTGATGATATCACTTCATTATTGGATCAAAAGGGCAATGTCATGTGGGCCGGCGATTTAGGTTGGCAAACAGGTAGCCCTCGTCGATGGCAACCTTTCGGTCAGCGGTCTGAGATGATAGTTTCAATAAAGGGTAACAAGGCAAACTTTGGGTATCTAACCCGAGGTGGTGCTGTAATATGTTATGGAACTTCAACTGGTTCAGATGACGCCGCCAAATGGATTGCTCCAGAACCCGGAAGATTCGTGAGACATTTTGAATGCGGGAAGAGTCATACAGTAGTCTTATACACCGATGGGTCAGTTAAAGCCCAGGGATGGAACCAAAACAATTGTGTTTCTACCCCTCGGACGTGGACGGATATTCAATATATCTGGGCTGGAAATGGATTTACCGCAGGAGTGGATTCCACGGGTCAAATGTACTATGCTGGCACCCCAAGTTACTCCCTTCAAACGGATATTCTGGCTTTATCAGGTCTTGGGATCGTTGGAGGCAAAGCGGGGTCAGATAATATAGTCCTAATTGGCCCTAACGGTAAAGTATTCTTTAGGGGAGCTAACAAGAGTAGCTCAACATATGAAGGAATAAATAATCATTACAATATCATAAATGTAGGTATTGGGGATACAAATGTATACCTGATTGATGAAGCTGGCAATGTATTTGGGTATGGGTCTGACTCGGATAATCAATTATCTGATATGGTATCTAACAATTGGACGAATGCTCGAGAAATTGACTGCGATGATAATGGTGCCTTTCTTTTACGAAGGGATGGTACCTTAAGTTTTTTGGGTGATTCCGGACCAATGGGCGCTTTAACGAGGCGAAATGATTTATCTCGATACACCGCCTACGCAATGAATTCATATGCTGGAGTTCTCCACTCCCATGCAGCGGGAGACTTCTTTTCATATGACCCAGCCGGAGATATACAGGTTGCGGGTAAGACTGCAGCAACATCATACGACTTTGCAGAGTGGGCTGGCGAGGACATCTTCAGAGTATATAGTTATGTTCAAGCTGCTCATGAGGCTTGGCTTGGATTGACACGAGATGGTAAAATGATTCCGGCAGGCCCCGACAAATTAACTGCATTCTCTGGCTTGTTAGGTACAATGGATCAAGTGGATCAGATTATAGCTGGACCATATCATATAGTTTACAAAAAGGCCGATGGTACAAATGGCGGTTTTTTGTCCCCCACATCTCCGGGGTTTACGTACAACCATCTTCAACATTCATATTTCTGGGACTACACTCTTCAGTTGTCCCCAGGTTGGCTTTACACCATTGGTATTTGGAGAGAAACTGGAGCTCTGAATCAGGTCGGCCGAATTGGAGCTGATAATAACGGTCTCCAGGATCATTTCGGGAATCTCGGGGAGATCTCAGGTCTTTTTAATCCATGGGACGAATTTGCATTTGTCCCGTTCCAGTGGGATTACTGGGGTGAAGGTCCATCCTCGGTAAACAGGCAAGGTATTATAGTTAGTGGGTATGACAAGGACTCCACGTACTTTTGGGGCTATCAAACTGGATTCATGAAGCTCCCGGTTGGTGGACCAAATTTTAAGATAGAACAAACGATGTGTGAAACTGATAACCTTTATATCATAGAGCCTGATGGGACAGGGCATGGAGAACCAGGAAACCAATGGTATGGAGGAGTAGGGAACGATGGTAACCATCCGACCTCCCCAGGAGATTTGACAGCGGCCCGAACTGGGATAGTAGATATTAGAGGAAAGAATGCAAACCTGGCAACCCTAATTTATGAGGACGGATGGATCGAGAGAATCAATAGATACTATTCTGACCATACTCGAATTGACTCCTTTACACTTCAACCGTTCGAGGCCCCAGATTTGACCTCCCTAAGGGATCGGACTTGCAGCGTTGCTGGTATCCATACATACATCAACTTCTCTTTCCATCCATGCATCGAGAATAAATGCCGTTTATGGGACGTGAAACAACAGGAATGCTCCATCAAGGTTCGAATGGATGAGATAAAGCATGTTCATCATCAACACTTACATCCTAAGGATCATACATGCGCAGAGGGATTCCAAGTTGATTGCGGTGGAATAACTCAGGAAAATGTTAGCGGCGTTTTAAAAGCAGCTATTTTAGTTGCCGAGGCAGCAGGGAACGCCGATCTTGACAATAACGGCCTAATTTACTGCAAAGACTTCATCATAGACCCCACTGATCCAGACATACCACCGATGTTGGTGGTCGAGCAAGAGAAATCCACCTGCTTATCTGTAACCACCACTATGCTATGGGCTGACTATTTAGCCAGCTTTTAAAAGGATACTATGCCTCAAACTGAAATAAAGAGGGAACCCGTTAAGAAATCAATTTCAAAGGAAAAACCCAAACGTCTGTCTCGAAAGAAGAGGTCCCCAAGGCGTCGGATAAAGAACAAAGGCGGAGGTTGCTGCTAAGA